GAGGCACGTAATCGTTTCGTTCGTAATCTCGCATTATCTCTTGAAGGAAATACTCTGTTGTTATTCCAGTTCGTTGATAAACATGGTAAAGGATTATTCGAAACTCTAAAAAAAGAAGCTGGAGATCGTCCGGTACATTATGTTTCCGGATCTGTTGACGCTGATGAAAGAGAAGAGATCAGAAAGATTGTGGAAACTCAATCTGATGCTATCATCGTTGCTTCGTATGGCACGTTCTCGACAGGTATCAATATTAAAAATCTTCATAACGTAATCTTTTCTTCACCGACTAAGTCTCGTATACGTAACCTTCAGTCTATTGGTCGTGGTCTTCGTAGGTCAGAAACAAAGACAGAGTCAACCTTATATGATATATCAGATGACATGTCTTGGAAAACAAAGAAGAACTTTACACTGCTCCACTTTATGGAGCGCATTAAGATCTATAATGAGGAGAAGTTTCCATACAAGATCTATAAAGTAGCAATCAATCAGTAGTACTGTTCATTCACACACCACATAGTGATTATACCCGTTCTACAGAAAAAGTCAAGGAATTAATTATGGCGAAAGCAAAGAATTATATTAATAATAAAACACTTTATACCTCGATGGTTGAACACAGAACGAAGCTTGAAATCTCGAAGCGAGAAGATAAACCCAAGCCACAGGTTACGAATTATATCGGACAGTCTATTCTTTTAATTTGTAACAACTTAGCAAAAAAGCCTAACTTTTCAGGATATACATATAAGCAGGACATGATCTCTGATGGTATCATAGATTGTATCGCTGCTGTTGATAACTTCAATCCAGATAGAACAAACAACCCTTTCGCTTATTTTACGCAGATAGCATGGAACGCTTTCATCCGTCGTATTCATAAGGAAAAGAAACAAACATATATCAAACATAAGAATTTCGAGAACGCATTTTTAATGAATAACCTTTGGACAGATGCTGAAAATATTCATTTAAAAGCAAATGAATATTCTGATGAAGTTGTCCGTAGCTATGAAAATAAGTTGACAAACATCAAAAAAAATAGTAAACTAAGTGGTGTTGAAAAATTTACTGATACTCCAATATTGGAGGAAATTAAAGAGGTATGTGATGAAGAATGAACATATGCTGCCGGTCAATGTGATTGACCTTGCACACAAACTCAACGATCCTAATCTACGGAGCAGCGAGAGAGATAATTATGAACTTCGAATTGAAGCAATTAGAGATTATTGTACAATGATTTTGAACACTTATTCTCGGGATAAACGTTCGTTTATGGATAAAGATACCAGATCAAAGTTAGCCAATACTCGTATCGGTAGATAATATGAAAATTGCATTAATTACAGATACTCATTGGGGAGTTCGAAATGATAATGTCGCCTTTATGGACAATAGCAAAATGTTCCTCGAAAAGACATTTTTTCCTTACATTGATGACAATCATATTTCTACCGTTGTACATCTCGGGGATCTTGTTGATCGCCGTAAGTATGTTAACATCAATACCGCCAGACGTTTACGAGAAGATTTTCTAAAACCTTTATCTGATCGTAATCTCGACGTTCACTTTATTGCCGGCAACCACGATACGTACTTTAAGAACACAAACGACGTCAATGCTCTCCGTGAGTTGGTAGTTGGTAAGTATCCTACTTTTAATGTATACTCCAACTATCCAGTTGAAGTCGAATTCGAAAATTTAATTGTTTTAATGCTTCCATGGATTTGTGATGAGAATAGAAAGGTATCATTTGAAAAAATTAAATCTACACCGGCTCAAATCATTATGGGTCACCTCGAGTTGGCAGGTTTTGAAATGTATAAAGGATCTATGGTTTCTCATGGCGATGATCGTAATATTTTTAACCGTTTTGATCTTGTTCTTAGCGGCCATTACCATCATCGTTCCTCTGACGGTACTATTTGTTATTTGGGCAGTCACGGCGAGTTTACTTGGTCTGATTATGACGATCCTAAAGGATTTCACATCCTGGATACAGAAACTAGAGAATTGACTTTTATAAAAAATCCATATACTATGTTCGAAAAAGTTTGGTACAATGACACGGACACCAAATTTCTAGAAACAATATTTGATTACAGCAAGTATCGAAAGAAAATTGTTAAGGTAATTGTTCAAAATAAAAATAACCCACTCTGGTTCGATAAGTTTATTGAAAATATTGAATCAGAAAATCCTATTGAAATGCAAATTGTAGAAGATCATTTAAACCTTAATTTAGAAGATGATAATGATATTGTCAATGAAGCTGAATCAACCATTGATATTTTTAAAAAGTATCTTGAAACAACACAAATTAAAAACGTTGATACAGTTAAATTGACAAGTAAAATAATAGAATTATATCAAGAGGCATTGACTGTAGAATGATATTATTTAATAAACTTCGATGGAAAAATCTTTTGTCAACAGGTAATCTGTTTACAGAGATCGATTTGAACACTCACACGTCGACGATTATAGTTGGCGAGAATGGAGCTGGTAAGTCTACAATTCTTGACGCTATATCGTTTGTTCTTTTTGGTAAAGCGTTTCGTAAAATCAATAAAGGTCAGATGATCAATACGATCACTAATAAGATGCTCGTCGTTGAAGTAGAATTCTCTATTAATTCGAATAATTATAAAATCATTCGTGGAATCAAACCAAATATATTCGAAGTTTGGATGAATGGTAATCTTATGAATCAGTCAGCTGAGATGAAAGATTATCAGGAAATTTTAGAGAAACAAATTCTTAAGGTAAATCATAAGTCTTTCTGTCAGGTAGTTGTGCTTGGATCGGCAACGTTTCAATCGTTTATGCAGTTGGCTTCTGCTGCTCGTCGCGATATTATTGAAGACCTTCTTGATTTACAAATTTTTACGACAATGAATTTGCTTCTCAAAAACAAAATCATGATCAACAACGACTCTATCGTTACATGTTCTAATAATAAGAAAATTATTGAAGAAAAGATTAAACTTATGAAGATTCATCTTCTTGAACTTCAGAGTAATAATGAACAAATGATCGAAGAGAAACGTAACAGAATTAATGAAACTAATGATAATATTGCAGTTATCAATGATCAGTACTGGGAATTGTCAAATAAATTAAAAACTTTGCAGGAATCTGTTAGCGACGAGACAACTCTTACTAAAAAAGTTCAGAAACTTTCTTCGCTGAAGCATCAGATAGAAGCCAAACGTGCTATCATTTCCAATGATATTAATTTTTTTAAGAAACATGAAAACTGCCCCACATGTACTCAGGCTATTAGTAAAGACTTTCGTGAAATATCCATTGATACGAAAACACGAGAAATAGAAAATATCGATACCGGCCTTAACCAACTAGTAACTCAATATGAGGAAACAAACGCAAGTCTTGATAAAATTCTTGAAATTCATTCGCAAATAAACAATGAAAAGATGGAAATTCATCGCCTCAAAACAAAAATTAATTCTCTTATTGACTACCGTGATGAACTTACAAAAGAAATATCAAACTTGAGTAAAAAATCAAAGGCACATGACGGCGCTCAGATAAACGATCTTGAAGTCGAATTAAAAGAAATTGAAACGAATTATAGCGACCTTTATAATGAGAAAATCCTTCTTAACGCTGCCGGTGTTGTGCTTAAAGATGGTGGTATCAAGTCAAAAATTATCAAGCAATATATACCTGTGATTAATAAATTGATCAACAAATATCTTTCTTCTATGGAGTTCATGTGTCAGTTTGAACTTGACGAAAATTTTAATGAGACGATTAAATCAAGATATCGTGATGAATTCTCCTACGCTTCTTTCTCGGAAGGAGAGAAAATGCGAATCGATCTCGCGATTCTGTTCACATGGAGAGCGGTGGCCAAACTGCGTAATAGTATCAATACCAACCTTCTTATCATGGACGAGGTGTTTGATAGCTCTCTTGACTCTAATGGCACAGAAGAGTTCCTGAAAGTAATAAAAAGCTTGACTTCAGACACGAATACGTTTATAATAAGTCATAAGGGTGATCAGCTTCAGGATAAGTTCGATCGATGCATTGTGTTCGAAAAACACAAGAATTTCTCGAGGATAGCATGACCGACAAAGAAGTATGGTATGATACGTACGATATAATGTACGAAACAATTATAAAAAATAAGATGTTTGAGACAAAAATCGTCGATAACTTTTTGAACGAAAACGAACAGAAGCTAGTACATGATTCAATTATGGCGTCTGATTGGAAATTTCTAAACGATGTTAGTGGCGTAAATAATCATTCATATCCTTCTCATGGTTTCGTTCATGTTCTGAAACACCCTGATATTCAAAAACGCTCTCCCAATTATCTACCCATTGTAAATAATATTTTTCAGCCGAAATTTTATAGTTTCGGCCTTGAAGTTAAAGAGGTCCATTATACACGAGCGTTTTTGCAGATACCAATGGCCCCTCAATATAAAAAAGAGCATAACGGTATTCATGTAGATCTTCCAAAAGAGATAAAACATATTGCCTGTATCTATTATTGCAATGGATCTGATGGTGATACTATTATATACGACCAAACCAGCAATGATGCTGCTGCTGGTTCGGTAGGAGTAGCACTAACAGAACATCAGAGAGTAACTCCACAACGTGGCCGTATGGTGTTCTTTGATGGAAGTAGATATCATTGTTCAAGTCAACCAACGATTAACTATCGTTGCATCATTAATTTTGATCTTATTTTACGAGAAACATGATAAAACTTAATAAGACACTGGTGAAGGAAATACTATGGAATTAGTTAAAAGCGACGATATTATTTTAAAGACAACATGTAAACCTTTTGATTTTTTAAACCCGCCATTTGATCCTGTTGAATTTTCACAAAATCTAGTTAAGTTTATGTATGAAAAAAATGGTCTTGGTTTGGCAGCAAATCAGGTTGGTATTTCTTATCGTATTTTCGCTATGCGTGCAGCTCCTGAAAACTTTGTTTGTTTCAATCCTAAAATTGTTATGCCCGGAACAGATCAGATTGTCCTTGAAGAAGGGTGCTTGACTTTTCCAGGTCTTTTAGTTAAGATAAAGAGGTCGCAACATATCAAGGTTCGGTTTCAAATACCGAATGGAGATACTTTGACTAAGCAGTTTACTGGTTTGTCAGCACGTATTTTCCAGCATGAACTAGATCATCTGGATGGCATAATTTATTATCAGAAAGCAAATAAGTTTCATCGGGAACAGGCCATGAAACGCTGGAAACAAAACGGAGCGTAAATTGAATATTTTCTATATTGATCATGATCCCGTTCAAGCTGCCGAATGGATGGTTGATAAACATGTAGTTAAAATGATTCTCGAGAGTGCACAGTTGCTCTCGACAGCACATCGTGTTCTTGATGGAAAAATGGAAATTCGTAATCGTCTTGTTCCCGGAACTCTTGAAACTCCAAAGTATCGTAAACATAAAGTATGGACTCTTCCTGATGGTAGAAATGATATCCTTTATCAGGCAACCCATATCAATCATCCTTCTGCTATTTGGTGCCGTAATTCTATTGAGAATTATACTTGGCTAGTTGATCACTTTTTCGCATTGATGAACGAGTATACGTATCGTTACGAGAAACAGCATAAGTGTTACGGCGAGATTTCGTACATGCTTCAATCGCCACCCAAAAACCTTCATAAGTATGAATGGACTCCAATGCCATCATGCATGGCTGATGAGTATATTATTTCAAATGAACCCTTGACTAACTATCGAAATTATTATATAATGGGTAAGTCTAAAATGCATAAGTGGAAAAACCGCCAACCTCCGGAGTGGATTAATGGAAACGACTAAAATAGCAAATAGAATGGCCGAACTCATGAAGCCTGTAGATAAGCAGATCATGATGTGTGATAGTCCTGAGGACGTTATGATGATGGCTTGTGCCATGTTTCAGAAGGTTACTGAGATGTTTGATGCAACTATGGGTGTAAAAGGACGTAAGCAGCTTCTTAAAGAGCTAGTAAATGGAGAGACTCAATGAGTTTTTATACAGACGTAAAGGACTTTCATCGAGCTTTTGGCCAACGTATTGGCGAAGTTCCTGCTGTTCCTGAAAGTATTGATGAGCGTGAACTTCGTATGTCTCTTCTTGAAGAAGAGTTTAATGAATATTTTGATGCGGAAGAAAATGCTGATATTGTTGAAATCGCAGATGCTCTTGCTGATATTATCTACATTGCTTTGGG